AATGTATCTGGTAGAGTAATAGAAATTATCTCAAAGTTAGCAAGTGCATAATCATGTATTTTAGTTATTTTGTTTGATATAATCATATTAGTAACATATATTTGATTTCCAATAAAACCTTGTTGTAAATATTCTAAACTTCCAGATAACACAATCCTAGCTGATTTTATACTATCGGCATAAGTATGTATTGCAGTGGTGTTATTATATGTTAAGTAAGATGTGCCTGTACCATCATTCCAAAAAATTGATATATTGTCACCAACTTTTTCAGTTGATGTAAGGCACTGTTTAGTAAAATATGCAGTCATCTTATTATCTTGAGTTCTTGTTGTATCAATAATCAATGTTACAACAGATGTATTATAACATGATACAGTAAATTGATATTCTAAGATATCGTTAGTTTTAGGAGATTTAAATTTTATTTTAACTGGATAATTTTCAGTAGGACAATTTCCCATAATTTCTAATCCAACAAGATAGCCATTTGGAGTTTTATAGATTGGTAAAGTTGTTTCTACATCAATAATATTTTCTTGATAATATGTAAGTGGGGTCCTTATATACTCCGCATCTGTTTTATTTTTATGATACCATAGAACATCTGCAAATGACACATATTGTTTATAGCTAACATTATAGAATCTAATTAAATCATTTGTGAAGTTGCTACTTAAATACTCATCTATTTCATTTCCGATATCCCAAACTTTAATAAATTCACTATTTGATGTTGCTCTCCACGCTCTTAATATTTTTTTTGGACTTCCATCTTCTACTATTCTATAAAGATTTTTCGGTGGAAAACTACTGCCATTATAAATGTTTTTCATCATGATTGACTATCCTCTTCTTCTGAAATATCATAATACACTGCATTCTGTGATAATTTTCCTTGACTAGCTAAAGATTTTAGTTCTTCTTCTCCATTTACATTTACACCTCGTAAGGGTGATACAACTTTATCTATAATGTTGTCCGCTCTTGTAATAGTATTAGAATAGCGTTCTTTTCTAGTTAAAGAACGAGCGAAATTACCAAGTGTAATTGAAGTTGTTTCTCCAGTTAGGATATTAATTGTTTTTTCTATAATTGTTTGTGTTGTATTAATTCCTAGTTCTTCAGAATAGATAAGTCCACTATCACCAACATTGTAATTAGCAAGATTAAGAAAATCCTTGTATTGTTCACTATTCTTCAAATTAGCAAATTTAACAGTATATGTGATTTTTGGTGTCCAACGTTCTTCAAAATATGAAGACATATCTAGTCCTAATGCCTCAATATTATTTTCATTATAATTAAATTTCTTTCCTTGTGCGTAATTATGAGGAAACCGACCATTTGGAACATATGCAACGGCATAAGTATTTCCATAATTATCCTCAGTGTGTAAATAAGTACAAAATTCCGAATAATCAACATTTTCTTCTACTTCAAGCATATTTATACCATGTATAATATTAAAAGCATTATCTACAGAACCTTCTTTTCTATCACAAATTGAAAAATAAAAATTATCTCGATATAATTCACCACCTAAGCGATTTATAAATGAGTTATCTTCTCCAATCATACACGCAACAGGAGAGGTTAATTGAAACTCTGTCAAAGCATTAACTACATTAGAAATATTACTATATCTATTAAAGTCATACATTCTGTATGCTCCATCAATATCATCTTCAAAAATGTTAGCTATAATAGTATCTAATGCTTGTTGACCAGCCATACCTGTAATATCACATGATTTTATTAATTTATGTGCTAAATCATAGAAAATATGTTGTGCATATACAGTTCTTGTTGCTAATCCACTTGACTTTAAAGACGTAGTTTTTTTATATATTCTAAAAAGTTGTCCATTTGCCTTAATGATATTAAATTCAAGTAAACTTCTCCATGCTCCTAAGTCATCAATTGGGTGTTCTAGTGTTAGAGAATAGTCACCATTTAATTTTTCAGTAATACTTCCAGATACAGGAGTTAAAATCCTAAGTCCATTGTGTGAAAAATTTGTTTCGCACATATCATACACAGTAATATAATTAGATTTTGGAATATCAGTAATAACAGTAGGTACATACGTTGCCTTATATTCGACTGGAATATACGTTGTGCCACTATCATTACTTGTATTCATTATAAAATAATTAGATACAACAGTATTTTGCAATTCTGTATTATTAGTATAATACGATATATTTTTTAAACTAGTACAACCTAAAAATGATTGTATTCCATGCTTTTCTAATAATACTGTTGAGGGTATTTTGTATCTTCCGAACATTACATTAGTTAATTTTACACAATTAGTGAAAGAACCATCTTCCACAACAGCATTACAAGGAATTTTAATGGTTACAAGGTTAGATGCACTATAAAAAGTTCCTGATGCTATCTTAGTTATATTGAAATCTAATTCTGCACTGATTAAGTATTGATTATTTGCACAAAACTCTCCACAAGTTTCTGTAAAATCAGTAGTTGTAATCGTTACAATGTATTCTCCTCCTTTTTCATATGTGTGATTATTATATCCGTATTGATATTCACTTGTAGAACCATCGCCCCATTTTATCGTTCCTGTAGTAGATTTATCGGCTGAAAATGGTGTTAATGATAAACTAAAGCTACTTTGGTTAGCAAAAATAAATGTACTAGTCATCATGTTTTATAGCCACCTTTCATTTTTCCAAATTTCTAATGAAGTTATTCCACCGTTAAATGATATACTGTTATTTCCAACTTGAAATATTGGTAATGTACCAACAGCTTGATTTAAATATATTGTATTGTCTTTGTAGACTACTTTTTTTTCACTGTCAACAATATAATATCCATCAATATTATACAATTGTAATGTTGTATTATTGATTACAATATTACCACTTCCACTACCAACTGCTTTAATTTTGGGTTCACTATAGTAATTTCCACCAACATTTATTGAACTATTAGTTGATAATGATATTGGTTCATCACTAATGTTATATCTAAATGGTTGACAATCAAAAGTAATAGTAAGAGTAGATATATTGTATTTTTGATATTTTGGTTTGATACTAGAACAAGTGGCATAATAGAATTTATTTAAATCGTCAGATATTATTAGTTTTCCTTGTTTATTAGCACCATTTAGCCAAGCATAGACATAATTGTATTTTTGTCTATCTTTTAATTGTAGTTCAAAACTTAAAGATATTTTATTTCTTGTAAATTTATTTACAACTAATAGCATGTCTGTTTTAGGAATGGCAGTATATTCAAAATTTTGCGTAGAACTAGATGGGAATGGTGTTTCTTTTATCCAACCATATTCTAAACTGGATATGTTATTCCAAATAAAGTAATTATAAAACATATTATCCTACCCCCACTCCCATCTCGTTTTGTTGCATATAGAATTGTAGTTTTTGTGCTAAAGTTTCAATGTCGTTATCATTGTTTATATATATATTCGCACCACTGAAGATGCTACCATACGAATTTGAATAAGAATTGTTCGTATTATTGTTAATATTGCTTATTGTATTACTATAGCCACCGTACCCATCTGTATCAGGTAAAGCAGGAATAGTAGGAATTAGGACACTACTTAAATTAGTAGTCATAGTACCTTCAATATTACCAAATTTCATTGATTTTACAACAGTATCACTAACGTTGCTTATATCATTTTCAAATTCAGGCATTGTATCGGCTATACCTTCGGAAACACCAGGGAGCAAGAACTTGCCAACACTATCTTCTAGTACTTTTGATGGAGAATTGATATCAAAGACATCTTTGAACCAACTTACAATGTGATTACCAATGTTTGTAACAGTTTCATATGCATAATCAAGTGCATCAACCATTCCGTTGATAATTCCTTGCAAGATATTACTACCGATATTACTCCAGTCTTGCTCTTCAAGCAACGTTTTAAACGCCTTGTAGCTACTAATTAGTGCATCTCCTAAACCTAAAATCAATGTAGGTATTGCACTAATAACAGCAGTAATTAACTCAAATACAGCCTCACATATTGCAGTAAGATTTTGAGGGTCTGCCATGACTTGAACCATTGCTAAAAATATATTTGTTATTGCTTCTGTGAGAGGTGCTAGATTATCAATAATGGCAAATAATGTTTTAGATATTAATGTTACTGCTCCATCAAGTAAAGGAGTAATCACTTCTGGAGATGTAAGAGTTATTGCAATTGCTCCTATTAAATCTAGAAGACTTGTGAGTAAACTGTCAATATTATTAGCAACACCTACTAAAACACCTGTTATCATTGTCGATATAGCTGGTAGTATAACATCTACATTTTCGGTTAAAGCATCTGCTAAACTGGTTATTATTTGGACTAAACTTGAAACAAAAGGTTCAGTATTCTGTGCTAAGAAATCAATTGTAATTGTTAGTAAATCTGCAAATGTTGTACTTATAGTCATTAATAAGTCGCTATCAGTTAGTAAATTTAACATTGGTTGTATAAATCCATCTAAAAATGTAGGTAGAAAAGCAACTACTTCTGGGACTATTTCAGTAAGACCATTTATAATTGAATTTCCTACAACCTTTACAATCGTTTGAAAATTAGAAATAACATCGCTATTAGAGAATACTTCAATAACGCTATCTATAATTCCACTAAGTGATGATATAAATACTGGTAAGTCACTTGCTAAACCAGTTCGCAATACATTATCTAATAGCGTTGCAAGTTGCTCAGGAGCATTTTGCAGTGCATTACTCATAAAACTGAATATTTCTGTTCCAACATTTAAAATCTCTGGTAATGCTTCTGTCATGCCAGTTACGATAGTTCCTAAGATGCTTTTACCCATCGATAATACGTTTGGAAAAATATTTGTAATACCAGTACTGAGACTATTAATAACATTTGGAAGTACTTCTCTAATGTTATTACTAGCATCAGTTAAACCAGTAACAAAAGAGTTTATTACTTTACCACCATTTTCAATTAAAGTTGGTGCTGATTGAGAAATTTGACTAATGATATTATCTACTAAACTCCAATAACTGTCAATAATATTTGGGAGTCCGTAGCCTATCGCATTTGGAACTAAGTCTAACGCATTTTCTAACGTGCTTTCTATTATAGCATTGAGTAGCTTAAAAGATTGTTCAATAGTTGAATTAATACTAGGCATTGCAGATTTAAACTGATTTCCAATTTTGTTTGCAAATTCCCTAATATTAACGTTCATTGCAGAAAAGTTTAACCCATCTCCAATGTTCTTGTTTAGATTATCCATCAAGCTAGTAGTTGTAGTTGTAAGTTCCCTTAGTGGACTTTCTATGTACTCAAATATAGATAATCCGACACCCTCCATTGCTGATGTTAAGATAGTGACATCACCAGTCAAGTTGTCAATTCTAACCTCTGCCATTTCTTCAGCTGAACCTTTACAAGTATCAATACTTTCTTTTAATGCTTGAAAGTCTTTATCAGAAGCATTGACTAATGCTAACATACTAGCTACTTGGTTTTTACCAAAGAGATTGGAAGCATCAGAAATTAATTGCAACTGTTCATTCTTACCTTGCAATTCTTCTTCAATTTCTTCATATTCTTTTAAGCTACCATCTGCATTAACTAGCTCAGCACTCACACCTTTTAGCTTATCTCTTAGTTGTTCTAGCATATCTGCAAAACCTAGCGTGTTGCCGTCTTCGTCTGTTAATGAGATACCAAGTCTGTCAATAACTTCTTGTGCTTGTTTAGTTGGGCTTGCTAGTCTTGCTAACGATGTCTTCAATGCGTTACCAGCTTGTTCACCTTTTACACCTGCATTAGCCATTAGACCTAGTGCTAATGAAACATCTTCAATAGAATAGCCTAATGCATTAGCCATTGGACCTACATATTTGAAAGCCTCACCTAACATTGATACATTTGTATTAGAATTGGTAACTGTTGCAGATAAAACATCAGCAAAGCGAGAACTATCTTTTGCAGATAAACCAAAAGCAGTAAGTGCATCAGTTACAATATCAGAAGTAGTTGCTAATTCCTCACCAGATGCAATTGTTAAGTTTACAATACCGTCCATACCATCAAGCATTTCAGCATCGTTCCAACTAGCCATAGCCATGTATTCAAGTGCTTTTCCTGCTTCTGTTGCAGTAAACTTTGTTGTTGCACCAACTTGTTTAGCCTTTTCTTCTAACCTATCCATTATCTCTAATTGCTCTTGAGAATAGTCCGTGTAGCCAAGTAGAGATTGCACTGTTGACATCTGTGCAGTGAAACTAGTACCCACACCAGTTGAAAAAGCAGTTACAGCACTAGCTACTCCTGTAAGTAGTTTAGTGTAGTCTTCAAATAAGCCCACTGATTTCTGTACAGTAGTATTGATTGCCTCAAATCCTACTTTTGCAGTATTAATAGCCATCTTCCCAAGTGCAGAAGTTACACTTTTAACACCTTTTTCTAATGATTTTAAAGTGTTAGAGAGAATTTCATGCTTATTTGAAGATTTTTCTGCACTTTTGGAAGTATTATCTACTTGTTCGTAATAATCTTTCATTGTTGCAGTTGATGTATTTGTGTTTTCCTCTAAAGATTTAGTATTGCCCTCAATAGCATTAGTAAGTTTATTATATTTTTGTTCAGTTTCTACCAATGTTTTTTGGAAATCTAAATATGCATCAGTTCCAATTGTACCATTTTTGTATTGTTGTGATATTTGTCCTTGCACTTTTTTCAAAGTTTCAAGTTTTTTAGCAACTTCATCAACATTTTTAGCGAGGAGTTGTTCTTTCTCGGCAGTTAGAGAAACATTGCTAGGGTCTAATTTAAGCAATTTATCAACCGTTCTTAAATTTTTTTCAGTACCTTTGATGTTTTTATCAATATCTTTTAAAGCATTGCCTAAAGATTTAGTATTGCCCTCAATTTTGACTTGGATACCCTTAATTGTTTCAGCCATAGAAATTATTCCTCCTCTCTTTCGTAATCAGTAATAGATTTAATAAAAGAATTGTATTTTTCTTCATTAACTTGACCATTTTTATACATTTTAGTGATTTCTGGTTCAAGTTTCTTTAATTTTCTATATTGTTCTTCGGGGTCTGTGACATTTTCACCATTGATTTTTCTGTTTAATCTATCATCTGCATAGCAGAAATTGAATAACATACCAATTGTAAAATGTTCTAAGTCTGCAACAGAAAGTCCCCTTTTTACTAAAATAGCGATAAATTCCTCAGTTGTAGGAAAAGTATCGCTATTGTTTCTGTTGCTTAATCGTTTTTTCTATCAACTTTCATATTTGCACTAAGTAATTCAGCTATTTGTGGATAAATTATAACTGGAGAAAAGTATTCAAATCCATCTAACCAATCTAGTATATTAGGGATAGTTTTATCGTGTGCTTTAGCCATTGCCCAAGCCATATTTAAAATGATTGTACTGTCAAATTTATCCCAATCAGTACCAACTGCATTTCCATTTTCATCTTTAATGATTGCTTCTTGTAATTTTGCTTGTTCTGCAAATAAATCTTTTCCAAATTCAGCTTTATATCTCAATAATAATGTTGCATCTGCTTTTAATGTTACTTCTTTATCGCCAAACTGTACAACTTTTTCCATAGTATTATTCCTTTCCTTCTTGTGTTTGAACTTGTGTTTGAATTGGAGGCTCTGGTAATTCAGTGAACTGTTCTTGACCTTCAATAGTCCACACTACTAATCTATCAGTAGGACGTGGGCGAGAAACTAATTCAAATTGTGGATATTGTGGGTCAAATTTTCCTTCTGAAGTTTTTCCACTTCGTGATGGTCTTTTATTTATGTTACAATAATAGAATATTGATGTTTTTCCAACACCATTTGTAGTATCTTCACAAATGCAGATTGCAAGTTTTGGATAAGTTTTTGCAGTTGCATACTCTACAGTGCCAGTTTTTCCTGCTTCATTTGTAACTTTATCAAAGCCATACCAATCTTTATATACATCATCAACAACTGCTAACAATGTTAATTTTAAATCATAGCCGTTATTATCCTCTTGTGAGTAAACACAAATACCATCTGCATAAATCTCAGTAACATCACCAGATGGGTCTGCTGAGTACTCTCTGCCACCAGCTTCAAATGTAGGTAACCACTTAACTGTACCAGCAGTTACTTTTGTATCAGAAACAGTTAAAATAGAATATCCAACTTTAGATATAGTTTTAATTAAATTTTGTTTTAATGTTTCAGCCATATAGTTTAAACTCCTTTCGCTTGATAATCTTCAAACTTATAGATTAATAATTCAATGTTCTCATCTTCAACGTATTGGTATTGTAAATCAACACTATACGCTATATTATGCTTTAAAAATACTTCTTCAAGCACTTTTTCACTTTCTAAATCCGTTTTCAATTTAAAAAAGTAAATTGAAAACTCTACAACTTCGCCAACTCGTACACCATTTGCGAAAATTCCTCGTTTATTAGACAATTCATAGCATATGTATGGTGGAGTAATAGCATTTTTGAAACGTACAGATGTTACTTTATACCCAGTTTCTGATAAAATGTTATAAAGTTCTGCTTTTGTCATCTTAAATACCTCATTTAATTTTCTTAATTCTTTTTTCTATTTCAATTGGTAATTCCTTAATTGCTAGTTCCTCACCATATTTTATATGAGGATATGCTTGAGTTTTGCCTTGCTTACCATTTATGTTGTACTTATGTCCATTCTCTAGTAAGTGGGAGAGTGAATGCATTGGAGATTTTACATACCACGTTTTACGGTGTATACCTAAAGACTCTTTAGCTGTTTTAATTTTAAACGAATTAACATACTTTCCAGTAGAACGTCCAGTTTTAAGTGCAACACGCTTAATATGTCCGTTGATTTTTATCATCACATAACGTACTAGCTTAAATGGTTTGTTATTAAAAGACTTCGCACGACTTGTAATCTCTTTGTTTACATCTCTAGCAACTTTATCCACTGCAAGTTTAGTAGCCTTGTCTACAGCTTCACCGTATTTATCAAGTTGTGAGATTACCTCTTTAGCAAGTTTTTCAATCTCTATGCCACTATCCTTTGACATCTCTTGCCACCGCCTTGAATCTTATCTCATTGTGTAAATATTTAACATCATCAGCAAGAGAAATTAGCTCATACTCATGATTGTTAAATAAAATTTGATATTCATATGGATTCACCTTTTCAACTTTTTTACAATATCTAACTGCAAATAAAATTGTATCAGTAGCATTCTCACGTCTAATATCTCCACCGTAAGTTTCAGATGATAGAGTATTTTTATATTGAGTACTATTCACATACGCATGACATTTATAATAATTACTCCATGTTTCTACTTGATTCCCCTCAGCGTCAATGTGGAAAACTTTCTTTTGAAATACTATTATTTGTCTGTAATCTCCAGCTGACATAGATATCACCTCAAATTATAGAAAATTTACTCTATGGGCATTTAAAATAAAATCAGTTGTAGGATTTATCTTATTGGTCGATACAGTTGTTTGTCGGTTATCATACATATCTGAAACTAAACATAGAAATGCAATAGAAACATCTTCATATTCATTTAATTGTTCTAATGATAGTCCAGTGAAAGATGTTAGATAGCTTTTAGCAGAGGGCATAATAACATCTGCTAAAAGTGTATCGTCATCTTCAAAATCAATATGAGTATAAGCCTTAACCGTATCCAATGTAATATCTAATAGTTTCATAGACATTTACATACTAAGTTGCACTAATTGTAAGTACACCAAGTTTTTGTTGTTCAACTGGTTTACCATCACATTCAATGTAACAATATACGCCAATAGCGTGTTTAGTAGCATACTTTTCGTATAAAACGCTTATTTCTAATTCTTGAGAGAACTTTAACCAGTATCCAGTTAAGTCACCATAAAATATATTATCTTCTGGAACATACATATCAATATAAATAGGTTGACCTAATAGGATAAAGCCATATCCTCTAGTTAAATCTGGGTTTAATAAGCTACGACCATTCGCATCTTTAAGTTTCTTACATTTTAATAAAGTATCTCTGTTCATTACCCAACAACAACTTGATTGATAAGCAGTAGGTATTGAATTTTGAATAGTAATAAGTGCATCATCATTAAAAGTTTTGGATTTAATATTGTTAGTTACATTATTTTCACCAAATATACCTTGCATTTTTGTATTACCAGTTAAACATTCCTTAGATAAGAACTTAGCAACTGCAAGAGCCATTCTATGTACAACAAAATTTAGTAAGTCAAATTCAGTGTTATTCATTAAACTTTTAGAAATTATTGTTAACGCACCAGCAATTTGATTTGTGAATGAAATTTCTTTAAAGTTTCCAGCACTTTCAGTTAATTCTGTTAAATCATCAACATAGTTACATTCAATATCAGTAGTGTCATCATAAACTGGTACGGTAAAAGTACCTTTTACTTTTTCAATATGGATTAGTTTTAAAAGTGGGCATAATTCATATACTTTCTCAACAATTTTGTTGGAAATAGTTTCAGGTATTAACGCACCATTTGCTGATATACTCAAAGACTTACTGGTATTGTTTGTTAAATAATCTAAGAACTTCTTTTCTTCAACAATAGCTTTGTCTTCAAAACTATTACCCTCATTTGAAGAAAATTGCTTATCGATAAGTTCTCTCTTCTTGTTTTCAAGTTCAATAGTCTTATCAATGTCAACTACTTCTTTCATTTTTTTACTGACAATTTGATTTTCCTCATCAGTGATAACACGCTTTTCAGCTTCTACTTTATCACAAATATTTGAAATATCTGTCAATAAGTCGTTTCTCTTTTCCATATAGAATTTAATATTCATATTGGACTCCTTTCTTTCTTAAAACTTCAACTCTAATTCGAATATTTTGTATATTTGATTGGATTATACCTTCATTTTTATGAGAGTTATTATCCAAAACAAAACGTTTAGTAACTCCAGCGTTCACTTGAGCAGGTACAGCTACAAAACTCCACTCGTAAGCATCAGTAATACCATCTAAAACAGTATAGCATAATTTACCATTATAATGCTTATTCTTCAAATGACTACATGGATTTTTAAATTTATCCATACCACATATTGAACATTTATGACTTTGTGCACTACATGATATACTTACTTCTTTTTTTATACCACCATCGATTTCTTTAATCAAATCTGCGTTAGTGGGTGTTTTCATCATATATGCATAACCTTTTAACCATTTGTAAGGTCTACCATCAATTGTAAGTTTACTATTATCCGATACCACTTCTGTATCAAAAATTCTTGATACTTGTTTACTAGCTGATGCGTTATGGTCAAAGATTCCAGTTTTACCTACGAATAATTTTTGAAGTTCTGTTAAAGAATTATCAGCAAAGCACTCATAATCTCTATCAATATCATTATCACAAAGTCTAACATTGTAGATATAAACATCATCTAAAGTCAATTCCTTTTGTGTGAAAGAATTTACTTTTTCGAGCATTTTAGTATCATTCAACTTTACCACTTCCTTTTGGATTTTCTAAATTCACTCTTTGATTTGTATTTGGAGTGTACATTTCCCCAGTTTCCAAATTATATAAGACATCATTTAGACCTAATTTAATGAAATTAAGTCCCAGAGGTGACATATTTTCAATTCGTCTAACCTCATCAATTTGCATAAAATCATTGGCTAAACCAATTTCATATGCTTTAAATCTCTTTTCAATATCATCTTTCAAGATTTCGGTTGTATCAAATGCCCAATAATAGCTTGATTTTTCTTTTTCTAATAAAAAAGATTTGTTCAATGCAGTTTCAATTGCACTCATAATTGGAAATAAAGTAGTTTTAAAAACACCAGTAATAACATCACTTTTAGCTGTGCTATTTACAATCTCTTCAGACAAACCAAATATTGAATATATATTATTATCGATTGCTTTTCTGCTTTCGTTGAGTTGTAATTCTACAGATGTATTTGAACTTTCTTTAAATTCCAACCCATCATTTAAGATAATAATACTTTCTTCACTATCTGAACCATAAAATTTTCTCCATGCTTCCTTTAATTTATCGATTGCAGTTTGTGTAAGTGTTTTATTAGATTTTAAAAATCCTTTTTTATTACCACCATTCTTAACCATTTTTCCTGTATACATCATCAAACTATATGCAATATCAAGTAATTGTGCATTTTCATCAATAATTCCGTTGCCTTTAACTCCATCTTTAGAATTTTGTAAAATTCTAATAAATTGATATTCTTCATATTGTTTACCATTTACTAGATAAACACAATCTTTAAAAATAGGGTCTACATTGGAAGTATGTGAAATTCTTTTACAATCAACATAATGCAAACTATATGTTTTATTAAGTGTTTGATTTTTGTAAATAAATCCGTTACCAAATAATAGATAATCTGCAATAAATTCACTAAGCATTTGAAATCTATCCAATAAATCTCCAGTATCACCATTTAAAAGTTTTACCCTGTTGTCTTCATCTTCTAATATTCTTGTCACTGTGTCACCATTTGATTTATATAGTGCAAGTGGAATACTAGCTATTTGTTTTGTGATATAATTAATTGATGCTTTTACAGACGGTATTTCAAGTGCTTTTTGCTTATCAATATTATTATTTTTTAATAATGCACTTAACAATGGTTCGCTAGAATCTTCAAACGCTTTGTTCTTTCTTGAAAGTGTAGAAAAAAACTTTTTTAAATTATTCATTTTCCCCACCTTTCTTAATAATAAACTGTAAATTCTTCTCCATTCAAAATTTCCTGTTGCAACAAATATACTGCATTAATTAATGATACAACCATATCAACCTTACCAGTAGATTTCTTTTTATTGACATATTTATTAAGGTTAGTATCATATGTACATTTTGAATTTTCAAAGTTTATTTCTAATAATCGATTTTTAAAGTATTTAAAATTTCCATCAACAATATATTCATACAAAAGTTTTGTTGGTGGAGATAGGACACTTGAATGTTGCTTAATTTCAACACATTCAATTGGATTTTCAGCACTTTCCCACTTTTGAACACTACTTAAAGCATTCCATCTATCAAAACCTAGCTGAACTATTTCAACTCCGTATTTTTTAGGTAAATCAAGTACAAACTGTTCAATTTCTTGATAGTTGATTATTTCTTCACCACATGAGATGCAATCACCTAAACGAATTAGTCTATTGTAGTCAACACGTTCACGATTACTTTTTATTTCAATTCTATCACTTGGAACAAAACCAAAAACTTTAGCATAAATTATACCTTCATGATATGTAATCATTGCAATAGAAGTATTATCATCTGTTTGTGACAAATCAACTCCAATAAATACTCTTTTATCTTGCCAAAAATTGATATCTTCTTCAATTTTGCACTTTTTAACCTTGTCAATATCCACAAAACTTTCTGTACCTAAACTCTTAAACATAATATTATTATGCTTACAAAGATAGTTTTCTTTTTTGTTTGGATACAATATAGCCATTGCACGCTTTTTCTTGATATTTTCAAAAATCTTTTCGTTGGAATACGCAACTGGATTAGATTGATATATAACTAAATCGTTACTTTCCCATTCCCCTCGTATTTCGATATCTGGTTCATATAGCAATGCAAACGTTCTGCAATCTTCTGTTAAGCCGTCAAGAACTTTCTTTGCATAATCTATTTCATCAAGCATAACGTTGTTATCGTTAGGATATTGAGTAGATATAATGATACCTAGCTTGTCTGGTATCGTAATTTGAGAACTACGCATGGCTTCAACTGGATATTCGTCTAACGCTCCTGCCTCATCAGCTAAGAATATATTAGCTAATTTACCGTCCATACCATCATTTGAATAAGCTAAAGGAGTATATTCTATCTCAGTTAGTTTACAAATGATAAGTTTTACTTGTATTTTGAAGTGTTTAAGCAACGCAGGAGAAGATTTGATAATCTTCCTAATTGCTAATTTCAATTCGGAAGACAAAGCTAAATCTGGAGCAACAGAAAAGAATCTTGAAAACTTAGGTTCTATTAGCATACCTACGATGAAGATAACACCAGAGTTAAAAGTTTTAAAATTTTTTCTAGCAATTTCTAACAATGCAGTTTCATAATATCTTGAATTGTCAGATTTGGACTTAGTACAGAATACTGCAACTATTAAGAGCCACGCATAATCTTCTAAACCTTGATAGATTGAAACTCTTAAATCTGGGTGAACCATTAATTTAAGGATATTGCAAATTTTAATGAACATACTTTCATCAATATATGCAACATTAGACTTACCATCAGCAATATCTAGCCAAGCCTTAGCTTGTTTTTTCACATATTTTCCGATATATTGATTATTATTTTGAATGCACCATTGAGCATATGCATAAGCCTTACTTTCATTAATTGTCATTCAATACCTCTAAAAGAGGGTCTATTTCACTTGTTCTAATGTTAATGTTAGCTAATTTAGCACGGCTTTGTGGTGATAATGATAATTCATTACAATATCGGAAAAAATCTTTGCTATACTTATCCTTTGATGCCATAAAGGTCTTATTGTTCAATAAATTGTTATCTTCATTGATAGCCTTTTCCATCGTTTGAATTCTATCTATCGTAATTGCACAATTGGTCAATACATAGATATCAATATTTCCTAAAATTTCACTAGACTCTAAGTTCTCTAAAATACACTTAAATATCTGTTTTTGTTGTGAAGTTAAATACCTAGGTGGTTTAAGTTTATCACAACTGCCTTTTAACTTTTTTTCACTCTCAAGCCTACTATTGAGTGTTTCCTTGTTATATTCTCCTACAATCAAATTAGCTGATTTGGTAGGTCTAGCCATATTTTTCACCTCTTTTTTTTAATATACTCCTTGAATTTTCATTTTTAAGAATTTTTAATTTCATGACTTCGCATTGGTGTAGAGGATATTTAACAACCAAATTCTTTAACCTCGGGGGGCATCTGCTCTGCAACGATTTTTTGTAAAGTTTGAGAAGGTATTTTACCACTGTCAGCTTGTTTATGATGATAAGCACATAAAGTTATAAGATTATCATTGTCAAGCCTTTTATTGAAATCCTGTTGCAAGCTAATGATATGATGTACTGATGTATTTGTACTTGCGTATGGGTTAACATCTAAACCAACTGAACGTATACATACTTGACATAGATACATATCACGTTCTTTTATCTCACGTCTTTTATGTTGCCACTCTGCTGATGAACGGAACTTATCACCTTTTGTATCTCTAACTTTCATTAATCGTTTGCGTTTATTTTCACATATTATCTTTCTGTCATGAATTTTTCCACAATAAATACACGCTTTCCTCAATATCCTATCTTCTTTCTTTTACCAGTTTTAAATTCGGCACATTTGTGATATTCTACTTCTGCTTGGCTAATATAGTTACTTGGTGAAATACAATCAAGAAAAGGACAATTAAAGCATGAAGTTGGTGGATTGCATTCAAATTTAGGAAATTCATCACGAAGTCTTTTACGTTCGGCATTTGATAAATTATTATAATCTATCATAGTTATTACCCTTTACCAATACCCACGCATTATTTTTTCTGCATAATCTAAATACCAATTAGCTTTTGCTAAATCTTGCTCTTTAGAATTCCCATCTTTATTTCCTGCTCTAAATCTATACTTATATGCATTTAGTTTGCAAAAATCAATGACAGATTGTTCTCCAAACAAAATAATCATTTCTTCGATACATTCCCTGCCATTCTTATTTTGGTAATATTTTGGGTGGTCTGCTTCATTTTCCATATTATTTCACCTACTCTTATTTTTTTATATAATTATAATAACAAAAAACTTTCCGATTTGGTCGGAAAGTCAAAAATTTTTTTAATTTTTTAAGAAATTTCTTGGATTGATTTTTAAAACACCACATATCTTTAAAAATCGTTTAGTAGTTGGTTCACGGATACCATTTTCATAGTCATATAACATTGACTTTGAAATATTCGTTATTTGAGAAAGCTGGTTAATAGAAATTTTTAATTCTTTTCTTTTAGATTTCATTACTGTTGAAAATTCTCTAATCATTTTTAAACTCCTTTGTTTTTCTACAATATTTACAAATCCTTTTTTGATTATATGTCTTTCTTCCACAAAATTTGCAAAATAATTGTTGTCTCTTTTTAAAATTTTCAAAATATGTAGTGGCATCGTCCATATTTTTTTGCAATTCCTCATCAGTAATTCTTAGCATTGGATTTGAACCTAGTAAAATGTTCACTATTTATTACTTCCTTTCATTAACATATATTGTCCATATGAAACACCTAATTCATCTGCTGAAATTGCACACTTCAAAAGGGAGTCTTCTTTCTTAGATGGGTAGTATATTTTATCTCTCCCATGTTTTGCTCTGTTTAAATTTCTTCTATACACAAGGCATTCATAGCAATAAACTTTTGAAGAATCTTTATCAATAGGTTTCTTACCACAATATGTACACAAATTCCTATCTTTAAGCCATTGTACACGTTGAGCTTGTTTTAGACCACTAGGCATATCTGGGTTTCTTTTAATTCGACTCATGTCTAATACCACCTCTCAATTCGTATCTTTTTGATTTCATGTTAGTGAAGAATCTATTTTTATGTTCAACAACATCAAAAGTAACCTCATCACCAATATCATTATCAATATACTCATGCTCTGTAACAGTAACACTAATTTTTGTATTAGTTTCGTCATAGCAAACCAATTTAAAAGCTGTATTTGAGCCTTTGTTTCCAGACACTTTAGTATATTTATCTAAAACTATTGTATTATAAGTCTCAATAACTGTTTTAGTTTCTATTGCTTCTCCAATTGCGAGTAAAACTAATAGAAGTATCAAAACTGTTCCTATAAAAACAGTAATCCTAAGTACAATTAATTCTATATCGATACTATTCTTCTTTTTGCTAGTCATTTATTTTATTCTCCTTTCGTCAGTTAAGCATAATATCCATTCTGCTGAGCAGTTGCAAATATCACAGATATCGTGTAACTGTTCTATATTTGGTAGAGTTTTGCCAGTTAGCCAAGACCATAGTGTACGTTTTTTCACGCCTATGAGTTTGCTAAATGCTTGTTGTGTTCTGTTTTCCTCATCATGTTTCCAACCTAAGAAAGCAATGCGTAGTCTTAGTGATACCTCATCTCTAAACTCTTGCTTGAGCATTTTAACCACCTCCAATTATTTAGGTTTCAATAAACACATACTTTGGATAACGATACTTGAATAGTTTGCGTTTTAGCTTGTACACGTCAGTTTTAAAGCCTTTTACATCTTCAACGATAATTTTTCCAGTTGCAGTTTCAACGTACATAAAATCAGCTATATATTTAACTGCACGTTCGTTTTTCTGCTTTGGAACTAACTCGAAAGGTACTTGTCTTGATAGATTGCTTATTATGTTAGCATTTTCTAACATTTTTAAAACCTGATATCTTTCAGCTTCCTTTTTGCTGTCAAAGACTTTGCCATCTAGAACAACTCTTTTGTTATGATATTTATTCACAATATTTTTCCTTTCTTCTTAAAATCAACGCTAAGACACTTTATAGATTTATAGTGACGTTTTAAAAGTTTTCTAGTCCTTATCTATTCAAAAATTTTAAGTGCCTTAAAACGCTGATTTTTAATGTTATACGCTTTCTAAAATTTTTAATGCTTCCTTTTGTTTGGAAGTAAAGGATTTTCTATGATTTGGTATAGTACATTCAACTTTTTTGGTATTGCTTAAAATACGTTGATATATTCGTTCTAATCTAATATCTTCAGTTCCTAGCTCTTTAGGTTTTAAGTTTGTAGAAATAACCATAGGTTTCTTGGAAAGATATCTAGTGTTTATGATATCAAACGCATTCTCTAAAGCTGATTGAGTTTTTCTTTCAGTTCCTACATCGTCTAGTATCAATAAGTCTGCTTGACTGATACGTTCCAATATTGTCGAACGTTCAGCTTTAAAGTTAGCGTCTATCTTTTCACTTAAAGCTGAAATAGAAGTCATAATGACAAAATATCCTTGTTTTGCTAATGCATTACATATACAAGCACTATAGAAAGTTTTACCAGTATCACAAACTCCATAAAAGAGTAATCCAAGATTAGCTTTTTTCATCTGTTCAAAGTTTTCAACATATTTTCGTGATATTTGGCTTTCTTTTGAGTAACTACAATCATCTTGATTGAAAGAGTAACTATTATAATCATCATTGCTAAAACCATATCTTTTGTATTCTTCAAGTTCGGCAATCTTTTTTTGTTTGTAGTACTCTTCACGTTCATGTTGATACTGCTCATGCTCACATTTACAGTCACAATATACTCTTTGAGAATTACCAAACACAAATATTTCTACTTGTTTTCTAGTATGACATTTTTTGCAACAGTAAAATCCATCATTGTCGATATATAGATTATCCATAATACTTTTAGCATTGTTTTCAGCAGTTGCCATAGCATTGTAGATTAGTCTTTCATTCATATTAGAACCCCCATTCGGACATGTCTGTTTCGGTTGGTATAGGTGAACTACTAGCAGAATTATTACTATAAAAGTCTCTTCTTTCCCAATTTCTTACTGTAGCTTTCCAATCTTTCATTGGATTTTTGCCAACTTTCCAACCATTAGCCTCATAATAATCATAGAAATACTGAGCAGATACATTATTCTTTCTTTCAATACAGTAATCTCTAATTTCTTCTACTGTAGGCTTAACAAATTTTTTATTTTTAGACTTTTGTGATTTAGTAGTGGACTGTTCAGCTTGCTGAACGTCCTCTATATACTTACCTATATTATCCTGTCTTAAACTATCTTTACCTAACCTATCCTGTGTATCCATTTGGTATACCACTTGGTTGTCACTTGGTATACCAGTGGTATCCGTTTGGTATACCACTTGACTACCAGTTTGCTTAATCGAAGGCATTTTGCTTAAATCATAAATACCATTTCTCTCAGTAATATGCGATTTTTCTTCCTCACATATAGTTGGCTTAAATCGGTCATTACGAATATAGTTGTGTATTCTCCAGTGTTTGATTACCACAATTCCACTATCAAAAGGAATTATAAATTGTTTTGCAATTAAAACTTTCATATCGTCGTCACTCGCACCTATCATACGCTGAATTTTCTTTGGATTATTTATAAAACCCTCGTCATCAGCACGCATAGACAAGTGAAAGTATAGTGCCTGTGTAGATAATGGCATATCTAAGAACATATCACTATCTATAATAGTTTTCGAAAACATTCTGCGTTCTGCCATAAATTTTTTCCCCCCCTTATTTATCACGCCACTCAAGGTGTACTTTTATCCTTTTCGCCACATCAATATCATATTTAGCCTTTAAATGTTCAATTAAATCCAAATTATCAAACGTTTGACCAAAAATACCATTGTTTTGTAGAGAGTTCAAACTTTCAATTGCATCTACAACGTTATTTAAACGCTTTTTACCAAATCCAAACTGTTTTTCTAATATGTAAAGAATACTTGCAACAGTTTGATATGTGAAATTCTCTGCAAGTTGTTGTTCTTGTCGCTTGAACTCTTTTACAACTTCTTGCTTTAAATCCGAATTTTTAACCATATATGGTACTCTTGATTTCATTAAATTACACCTCCTTTTCCTTACCAACACTTATTTCACATTAATCATGAAAATTAGCCCCATTGTTCAGCCATGGCTCTAGCAACGCCTAAAAAAGTCTTAGAACGCATTTTTTGACGTTCTTTTCCGCCTTTATTGTACCAATTAGAATATGTAGCGATTGTACCATTTTTTTTTGTATATTTCTTGATATCTGTAACTTCTACAATATTGGTAGGCTTTAATTTAGGTAAACCTTTTAGCCATAAACACGTTTTTTTTCTATGTGGTTCGCCATATTCGTAGGGTTGGATAATTTGAGTAGGTTTAATAGGGAAATTATGAACTTTGGCTAAATCAGGAAAATGTTCATTGATATAATTTCCACATATGATATTAACAGGATTTTCAATAGCTATCTTATCACAATCAGCATTGTATATTAACATAAAAAATCCTATTGCCATTTTTTGTCTACCGTCAATGCGTTTCTTTTCAAAGTGCCTTGCACCCGATACGGCTAAGTGTGTGCAAGGTGGAAAAGCTATAATCATATCCCAACGTTCATTAATACCATTCCATGTTCCGTCTTGCATTTTGAAAGTACATACACCGTTTAATATTTCTAAAACGTTAGTTTTTATGTGCCATTCTGGGTGACCACCACTACAATTTTGAATATCGCAACTATAAGCCTCATGCCCTAATTTGCGTAATTCAATAGTGACAGCTTGACTTTCTTCACAAGCCACAAGTATTTTCATTCTATATTACCTCTTTTCTATTTCTTTAATTCTTCTATAAATTCATCAATACTATTACAAACATGAACACCTTCATAGAACCAATCAGTATCAATTACAGATTTCCAATCAGTATTTTGTGTAATAATAGTACTAATTGAAACACAATATAAGTTTCCAACTTCAAGCTTAATTCTATCAAGTTGGCTTTGAATAAAATCAGTAGAAGTATCTTCAACAAGGTAGTCCATAGCCATACGATACCCTTTAGAATACGAACTGCCCATAATAATAAAATGAGTATGCATAATTTTTTGACTCGTTTCTATTTAACACATTTCTTTTTAGCTTTCTGTTTCTTTTTCATCTTCTAAGATGATTTTTTTCACCTATTTTGTATGTTTTTTCAATATCTTTCATATATTTATCCTCCTATTGTAAATTCCTAACTTGTGCATTTTAGCTAAAACAGTATGAGGTGGACGCATTAGAACGTTTGATATTTCTTCTAATGTGTGCTTGTGAAACATACTAAGAATAATATTTTCTTCTTGAACCGTCTACCTTTTACCTTTGTTTCGGTATCTCAAACTAGAATGGTATATCTCCATCACTTAATATCTCCTCAAAGTCTGATACATCGTCACTTTGGTTAGCTTGTGCTTGTTGTAGCGGTTGCTGGTAACTAGTAGCTACTGGTTGTTGATTTGATGGATAAATTGGTATTGGTGGTCTTGAATTAGTATTTTGTTGAGCATATGTTCTTTGTTGGTTCTGGCAATTAGCAACTGATGGTCTTGGTTGACTTTGAACTTGTTGTTGAGAATTATCATTGATAGTGAACTCAACACTCTCAACTAGAACGTCCATTCCATAGTGATTGATGCCGTTCTTATCAGTATAGTTGTTATTTCTTAAAGAACCTTCAACTATTATTGGTTTGCCTTTGGAGAAGTAGCGAGAAACAAAGTCAGCAGTGTTTCTCCAAGCTTGGCAGGTTATAAAATCACATTCTTGTTGTTTGTCTTTTTGATAGGGTCTGTTGACTGCAACAGTAAACCTACAAGTTGGTGTTCCTTGTGAAGTTTGTTTATACTCAGGGTTAGCAGTTAATCTACCGATTAGGATTACTTTATTCATATTTAATTACTCCTTTTGCATTCATTTATAAAAGCCATCTGTAAACAGCATAATCTTTCGTGTATGTCATATATTTCTTTTTCTTTAGAAAACTTCATTGATTTTTCAAAGTCCGATACGAGTTGCTCTGCTACTTCATCTTCTATCATTCCTAAGTCGTGTTCTTTGCTAGGAGTGATAAAACAAAGTGCAACATATGTGCAATTTCCATATCTTGATATCTTACCAGTTTCCACTACTTTGAATTTAAACCATGCGAGGTTATCTAAGTTGATATATTCAGTTTCATAACTCTTTAATTCAGTTAAAAAATCCGATTTATCTTTTTCAATCATTAGAATCATAGTGATTTTTTCCTTTCTTTATCTCCCTAAACAGTACTGTTTTATTATTCTTCCAATCCATGATTTCACATGGTATGTTAGTATATGGAACGCAACCAGTAAGACCGTCCATCTGCCAAATATTCCAAGATATAACGTTTGTAATAGTTTTTAATTCTTTATCAGTAGGTTTTCTGTGCCATTTAAAATCCAAATAATCTATAAAAGTTTGGAGTAAGTTTATTCTAGCAATAAATAGACTATCCCCTTGAAACTCGTAACCATAAATACTTTGATATGCACGAAGTGTCCACTTGAACCAATCTTTTTCGTTATTAGTATTTTCATTTACTATGCATAACTTTCTATCAAGTATACCAATACGATTATTTATATCAATCAAGTCACCAGTAGTAGCATCGTACCTAGATACTAAGAAAGGGGCTTCACCACAAGCTATTTCAAGAAAAGTTAAGCCAATATATTCTTCAAAACTCATGCTTTTTAGTTGGTTTTCCTCTTCTAAGAGATTTATCATATCGTTGCATAGCCACGATGTAGTAAAAACCTCTGCTTTTTTCTTTCTGCGTTCGCTTTGTTCTTGCTTTGTCTTGTCTACTCTGCGTATGATAGTATTAGCTTTTTCATGTGTTATGTAACTACCATCTGCAAGTACAAGAAGTCTCCATGTTGTTCTATCTATGAATAATATCTCGTTTTGAACCATCTCTGCTCACCTCCAACCTCCGCCCAAAAGGGCGGAACGCACTAGGCTTGATGGCTATTTATACTCGCCTAGTCGAGTGTATATATAAAGGAGCTAAAGTAAGTAATTATCTGTTGTTTGCAATGTCATACTTGTACATTTCTTCCATAGGTGTGCAATGTTCAATAATTGCTGTTGCCAATATTTCTTTTTTTATATTAATATTTAAATTAAGCAATTTTGGGTTCAAATATCTAAAAGTTGGTGTATTATCATCTAAGGGATTATGCAAATTACCACAATCTAAGACTTGATAAGTTATAACATCGCCATGCTCACCAGTTCTGATTACATAGTGACCATTATTCCAACCCACCATGGCATAAATAGTTCCATATTTAAAACCTTGTCCAGAACATGTGCATACAACTAAATAAGTATTACTATCTAATAATTCATACATTTCCATTAAAATCACCCCATTTAACGTCTGTTTCATTATTTTTTATTACTTTAGTAGTTTTTTTAAAAATATATTCAAAACTATTTATAGCTTCTTTTTTGGGATTAGGTATTCCTGCATTTGATAAAGTTCTTTCTAGAATGTTATATATCCCCATATATGCATTAGCTACATCGTTATATAGTTCAAAACTATCATCACAGTCAGTTCTAATTTCACAATCACCATTTTTTTGAATTTTTATACTTATCATAACTTTATTATAACAACCTTTCCATTTTTCTTGTGCTTTTTCTTTTTAGACTTCTTACCCTCTAGGATAGTCTTATTTTCGCCACTGGGAGCGTTTTCAATGCTAGGTAGGGAAACTATACTACTAACTGATACAGGCTCTTGAGGTGGCTTTTCTCTAAAGAGTTCAGGGTTAAGGTCACGATAGTCTATAATGTTTTCAATCTTTTTGATGGATTTACAGTAATCACATTTACTACATTTAGTAGGTTCAATCTTGCCTAACTTGATGTCGTTGTAGTGTGGAGCATTAATCTTAACGAGTTCAAGACATTCGTCCAAGCGTTCTTGAGGTATGGAGATAATCTCAAGGTTTGGAGTTCTCTCTTTAGTCACTGCACATATAAAGAAAGGAAGTTTCTTTCCAGTATTTTGATATACCAATTCTTGATAAATTGCACCTTGAATATCATAGCCCCAAGCCTCAATGAAGGACATTTTATGTCCATTCTTCCAAACTGGCTCAAAGTCCTTGCATGTCTTTAAGTCGACTATGCACTTGCCCTCGTGATAAGCGTCAAGTTTGCCCTTAAAATCAACGTTTGCAATTTTACCAAGAAATATTTTTTGATGCTCACCACCTAGATATTTCATGAACATTTCATCTTTAGAAATTCTTCTGCAAAGTTCTTCAGCTTGGCAATACTCACTTCTAAGAGTACCCTTTAATGTAAAAATCTCTGGGTGCTCAGCTTTGAATTGTTCTAAAGTCCCTTCTATGAAACTATCAACATAAGAACCAACTGCTAAAGCACTTGTGAAATCACGTTTAAACTCTCCCTTGATTTCTGCTAAGGCTTGTGCTTCGCAGTTTTGAAAAGATTTGAATTGTGATGCACTCATAAACTTGAGTGCATTTTCACTTGAAAAATAGTTTTTATTATCAAACATCAAAATCACCTCTTTTTATTTCATTTATAACATATTCCATTATAGTTATAGCTTCTTTTTTGCTATAATTTGCACGTCTTAAAATTCGATATGCAACAACTATAATATCGCCTACATTGTTAGCTAATTCTGTTTCAGAAGTTCCACTAGCTTTTACAGTAGCTCCTTCGTTTTCATCAAGTTTTATGTAAATCATATTTTTACTCTCCTTTATAGTGCCAAGATATCAATTGCTAAGTAAACCATATTAATATAAACATCAGTATTACTGCTTATTATTTCACATAATTCTTTTAGTTTCATAATACATCTACAACCTTTCTATCACGATTTTGTGTTATATCTTCAATTTCACCCTCAACGGCAACGCCCATAAGGACGGCAGGACAATATATCCTAGCGAAAAAGCTACTTGCACGATATCCAAGCATTTGGTCAGTCATGCTAAACCATTTAGGATTTTTAGTCCAACCCTCAGCTTTAGCCATAGCCATAGTCACGCAAGTACCTTGGATTTTCAATCCATCTGATACCCTTGTGGCTTGTATGTAACAACCTCTCTCACTTGTGTTAGGCTGACCCACATATACAGGAGTTACATCTTTAAAGTTAGGGTTGGCTTGTATAAAACTCATACACGCTTGACCACTCCAAGATGGCTTTCCCATCACAACATACAAGGATTGCATAACCATTAGTGGAGATACCCCCATTCTATTAGCCATATCTATAGCAATCATACAGTCAGCAGGTTTATTCTTGTAAGATTGTGGAATGATATCAGCTTGGCACATAGTTTGTGCTAATTTGTACGCTCTGCTCATATTATCGATAACATTATTTGTAATATGAACATTTTCATTAGTTTTAACAATTGCATTTTCCATAGAAAATACTTCCTTTCTATTTTGCTAAGGACATTAATTCCTTTCCAACCTGCTACCGACATTAATGTCGGTAGCAACGCACTAGGCTTAATGGCTCTTTAATGTCGCCTAGTCGACTTTATATATTTTGAAAGGAATAAGTAAAATGCTTTAAATTACAAAATATCGAACTTAATCGCATCAGAAACAGTTTTGCTAATTGCTTCCCATATATCTGTTAATTCACCATTTTCAAGCTGTTGACCACTGTCAGCCTCTTCTTTTAATATACTAAGAATGTAGATGTTCATTGCACACGTTTCAGCCAATAAGTTTTCTAAACTGCCTTTTATTATAACTTCTTCCATTAACTCTCCGTTGTTACATGAAATTTTTACCATTAGAATCTCCTTTTTTCATCAACAAATCACATATCAATGTGTTGTGTTTCTTTATTTCTTCTTCATCTTCAATGTTCTCTTCTTCGCAACTAGCATATTCTCGCAAGATACATGAACAATAGCTACAGAAGAGTTCGCCGTCTATGTACTCAAAATTTTCATCTTTGTCAATGTTCTCTCCACATTCGCAACAGATACCTTCAATTTCTTGTTCTTGACAACACATACAGCCATCGCACTCATATTTGCGACCTAAGACACAGCTAAATGCCATTTTTATCACTTCCTCTAATATTTCCACTTAGATACTTTTATTATTTCTTGTGGACTTCTAATTCTTGAATGCTCATAATCATAAATACCACGATTACTAGTATCTACTGCAAGAGTTTCCATAATATTTTGAGTAAACACATCATAAATCTTAGATGTTTCTCTCTCGTCCATATCCTTAGTTATTTTTTGTAAGCTACTAAGTGTAATAGCTAGCAACACGCTTAGTGCCTCTATTGTTTGTTTTTTGATATTCATAACTTACCACTCCTCATTTGTTTTTGTTGCAACTTGTTTTTTTACTTTTATGATAATGAAACATATAAGCCTTATTACACTCTCTACAACAATATTGTAATTTATCATACGATGCACTGCATCTGTTAAACTCAGATACAGGTTTGACAACTCTGCACTTGCTACATAATTTAGTCTGCATTTTTGCTTCCTCTAAAAGCATCAAATAGACACTCATCTAATCCGGCGTAATTTTCATAATTACAAAAATCACACACACTCATTCGACCTTGATTTTCCGTATAGACACTGCATCTATCCTTTGCTGTACAATCAGCACATATACAAGTTACACATTTACCATTAACAAATTCCATTGTAATCATTATTTAAAACTCCAATCCCAAGGTTCACTCTTGACAAAATTTTGAAATCTTTGTGTTCGATTTTTAGTAAAATACCATCTGCTTCAGTCTTTTCTATTATTATTGAACCAAATTTGATTGATTCTATTATATGTGTTTTAACACGTCTTTAGCGATAGCTAGTAAATTATCACCAGTGACACATACTTTTTGCTTATCTTCGTTTAAATATAAGATAGTTACTACTTCTTCGTTGGTTACTTTATCATGTTGATAGTAAACATCTAAGATATCTTTATCTACATCAAAAAGCAACGATTTTAAAGATGTTTTTACAAAACGTTCTTTTTCTTCGTATATTTTACTCATTTTCTTCATCTTCCTCTTCAATTTCTATATTTTGAATGTAGTTTCTAGCTTGTTCTAACCATTCAAGAGCTTTCCCAACAATGTCATTAAGATTATTAGAGTCTATTCTACTTATTTGAGCATCTTCTAAATCGTAAAGTTCTACTTCTATATCATCAATAGCCCTTGCAATGTCATCAGATGCATCTGAAAACCAGTCGCTGAAAGTTGCCATATTATCACCTCCTTTTATAGTAGCACTAGATTATGTAATCTTCTATAAAACCCATATCTATAGCTTTTTGATGCTTCCTTAACACCCAACTAGTAGAATACTCTTCCTCACACTTCTTTAGATAGTAACGTGAAACACCATGTTTCTTGCAGACCATAGCACTAGATTCACCACACATACTATCATAGAGCATACAAGTTATTCTGTACTCTTTACGTTCATTAGCCGTCATGGTTGCTCTCCTACTGCTCGATTTTTGGCAAGATACCATCTGCTTTTAGCATATCATAAATGAAAAGTCTACCTTTTTGAGTCCAGTAAGTATGTACTCTTGTGTGTTGAAGTCCATCAGCACCGTTGTAAGGATT